TATCTTCATCAGTGGTTTCCTCTTTTTCATCTTTATCTTTACCTTTCTTTAATGGAGTAGTAAGATCGAGGGTTTCCTGGTCGTCCCCAACTGATAATGCATCGAAGATGTCAGCAGTAGATTTACCACTTGTAGGATTACTCGTAATACTTGCAACCTTGCCATCACCACTAGTTAACTGTTGCGACATCTTCTTCTCCAGTTATTTCCCGATCTCCTTCAGGCTTTTCGGGATTGTTTGGGCCTTTTTCTGCAGAGGCCGACTGCGCTAGAATGGCCTGCTTGTTCATCTCGAAGAAGTGCATTTGACCATGAAGGAGAACGTTCTGATAGCCAGCTTCGTTCTCAATCTTAGCTAGTCTGCCAGCTTCACTTGTAACCCACTGACGAACGATTTCGAACTGAATATCATGCTTATCGTAAGTAACATCAATCTCAACAGACGGCATGAACTGGCCATCGATGCCGGGAATCGGTTCAGATTCCAATAGCTGCTGAATTTCATCAAGCTGTTTGCTACGGTCATCCTCACCAGGAATGTAAAAATCATTCAATCCAACAGCATCTCTGAGAACTGGAATATTCTCAGGCGCAGAGAACATTGCAAGGAATGTTGGATTCTGCGCTTCAATCATCTTCATGATGGTATCTTTAGTCTGAGTCCAAGTAAGAGGCAGGTTCTCGGCAGATTCTAGCTCCACCTTGCCAATCTTACCCTGAAGCTCAGATAAACGAATCATCAAGTTAATGAATGAGCCATCGGGCTTCTTAATGACATCATTCTCGTCAGTTTTGATATTATTGATGTAGATTGGAATTGCCTTGCCTTTAACCTCTCTCCACCAACTTGTGAATAGTTTGTATAGATTCTGAATTCTCTGTCTGGCCTGAGCCTGAGACATTGAGTATTCAGAAGCAGTATTACTTCCATCAAGCTGACCACCGAATAGAGATGGAAGGGCACCGCTTACTAATTGAGCGAGCGACTGAATCGCCTCAAAAAACGGCATCACTTCCTGCGAAAGAGTGGCCGTCTTCATTTGGTAGAAACCGTCGCTCACAGATTTGCCTGATTTGGGAGTTGCTTCGTAAACTCCACCTACCAGGACTTCACTATCTCTATAAGCTTTGAAGTTGAGAACACCAGGATCGGCAAATGTCTGACCAATCCCATGCTCAATCGTCTGCAAAACTAGAGAGATGATATCGTTGGTAATCTCCTGGGTAGTAACCAGAGGAATACCAGCCGGATCGTGAACCAAAAAGTCTTCTTGAGGATTGACTGAAATTGTCCAGTAATCATCAAGAGCCTGTGATTCAGCAGACCCAAATTCGTCATTGACCATGCAAACTTTAACGCCGCGTGGATAAAGCTTCTTCAGCTTCTGAATTTCCTCTTTATCACCAAGGACATTGTATGCTGAAGGACGAAGCCAAGCTTTACGAACTGTGACGACATAGTTCGGATGCTCGCCCATGTAGACAGTATTCAACCGTCCCCACTGAGCGTAGATATCCATTGGTCCAGTTCCACCAGTCGCTCTAACCTGCTTAACTAAATCAGGATTTCCAACTAGATGATCAAATTCCTCCATTGCTGTAGCGTAGTGAGTTTCATACGCGTAAATCAGGTATGGAGTTTCTTTAGCCGTTCTTGCGTAATTAGCAATCTTGACTGACAATCCACCGTAGACTTCAACGCATACGCGAGTCTTGGGCTTAGGATCAGTCCCAACCATCTTATTAACAATAACCGGCCTAGTGCCTGGAAGCATATCATCCATTAGCACTTCGCCACACTTCGGGCAAACGGCAGGTTCTTGATTTTCTGGCTGGAATACGTCAGTCTCTTCGTCTACGTCAATCTCATTCTTACAGAGAGGGCAGACTAGAGTATTTACCTGCTCGGTTACTTCCTCAAACTTCTGAGCCTCATAGCTACCATACTTGAAGTCGCTATGAGGATACGTGTAACCGAACACCGGACCTTCAGTGTAGAAAGTGTAAAGAGCTTTCAGCCACTGAAGTGGAGCATTGTTATGATTATCAATCAGCTTAGAAATCTTATCGCCAGCCTTAGCCGTTACTGTGTCAAGCGTTGATTCAGCATCAGCAGGAAAGCACTTAACATTAGGAGTAGAAACAGAGAGTGCAGCAATAATAGTCTCAATATAAGCACGGAAAGTATTAACCGGCTTATCATAGTATGCCTGGTCACCCTCGTCCTCATTATTGGCGTTATCCCAAACTCTCCAATCATGAGCAACCGTAGAATACCAATGCTGGAAGATGGAATCCCAAAACAGCTTCATCCTCCGAGACTTCATTATCTGTCGTTCGCGGACAGCTTTATCCTCATCGTCGAAATGCTCGACGACATCAAGGAGAAGTCTCTGAATTTCTTCAGTTGGCAGCTTGGGATTATCCGGCATTGTTATTTCTTTTCAGTCCCAGTCATCTTACCAGAAATAAAGTCTCCAAGCCTACTGAGAACACCCTGAGAAGGAGCAGTTTTTATTCCAGCAGGTTGTTTCTTTTTCTTCTCTGCATCTTCAGCCGCTTTCTTCTTGGCGTAATCCTGCAGAGACTTTACAGCATCAGGCTTCTTTGGCTGTGGTTTCTGTTCCGGCATTTGCGGCTCCGTGTTTAGATTCAGCCTCTGCCTCAGCAGCTTTAATTTTCTTTTCGAATTCAGCAAGGATTCGATCGTGCTCAAGCTTGTCTGCACGTTCTAACTCCTGCTGTTTAACCCTCCAAGGAATATGCTTCCTCGGAAGAGGAACTGGCTCCGGAGCAACCATACGTTCTTCTTGAACCTGTGGCGCCGCTATTCTATTCAATAGAATCTCATTCTGGCGCCTAAGATTGGCGTTCTCGATTTTCAGAACATCACAAGCCGAGCACGGCCTAGGTTCTCTTAAGATGTCTCGTAATTCACGGAGCCAGTTAAACATTAGTGCCTTCTCCTACGATGGAAAGTAGATACTCCAATTGGTCTGTTCTCAGCTTCCAACCGAAGCATATTGCGATAGTAAGCAGTCCACTCATTAGTCTCTTGTAGAGTCTTAATGAGTCGTTCCTGAGCCTGAATACGCCTGAATTCCTCAGCCGAATCCTCAAAGTAACGTTCGGCTGAATCACAAGCGTATCTTAGAACATCGTAAGGGTCATCATCTGGAAACTCAGCTACATCTTCAGGAGGCTTTCCATCTTTTCCAGCTTTTTCGTAATTGCACGATTGAATTGCCAAAGGCATCAATGTGCATTGCTTGAAAATCTGAAGCTTAGGTAGATTCGTTTCCGGAACTGGCGCATCGAACAATCTAAGGTAGTTCTTGTAATCCTGCTCACTCTTATTCCTGTATAGCCATTGAGCATAGCCCTCGTCAAACTTGGGCATCTCACTGACAGGAATAATAGGTCTAGGAGTCCACCTTAAATATTCGTGAACCAGCGTCTTCCCCGCTATGCGGGAGCCTGAACTATTGTCAGATAATTCTACGTAGCGCCCTAATGCTTCCTCAATCTGAGATTGGACAGTATGTTCAGTTCCTCTATCTTGAGCCGCTGACCTACAGAACTTGACAACTCTTGGGTTCTCTCGCTCAATGATGTCCTTTACTGTAGGAGCCCATTGAGCAATTTTTGCTCCACGCCAAGCAAGCTCTCTATAGAGATAGAGTCTTCCGTTTGGTGAGATAGCAAAGAATCCAACATATGTCATCGCTCGAAGTCCCCAATCTCCGATGACCATACGAGGCCACCAATCAGGGATATCGAACGGATCTATTACATGAATCGCATTGTCAGGCTCGTCATGGTAATGTCTATCACGAAATTCGTCAAAGACAAGACCTTGATAAGCTTCCCAATCTCCCATCTTGGCTTTCCTTTCAGCCTCAGGAAGACCAGCAAGAGTCTTTCCATAAGCTTCGCCAAGATGGGGATTGTCAAGATACGTAGCGTGGATATAAATCCGCTTATTGCCGCCACGTCCTACAATGATTACAGAGCCCTTTGGAGCAGGGTCAATTAGCCGTCGTTTGACCCAACTATGTCCTATATCTCCTGGCATTCCTCCTGCACGAATTATCTCAGGAAGCTCTGAGCCAATAGGAGCACGAGTTCTCGTGTAACCAATGTAAAGAAAAATCCATTGCGTGAGTGATGTTAATTCGTCTGGCGTAAACAGGTTAATTTCCATGCCGTCATATCTGTGAACATCGTCTTCTGTTTCACAGTGACCGCATGTGATAACCGCACCAGCATTCCCACGCAAGCCGCTACCATATTGATCAGGAGATGGAAATGTCCACGTTAAATCCTGACCGTTCCAGGTAGCACCGAACCTAGGATAAATCTGCTTCATCCTAGGAATAATTTCTGTCTTTAGTTCTGGATTGGTTCTACGCAAAAAGAGCTGCTTGAACCTCGGATTCTCATGCCAACCTCTTACGATTGGCAGCATCATCAAGGTTTCAGTCTTAGCGGAACCTGCACCCCCGCCGTAAAACGCTTCTTTAATCGAATCGGGAATGGCAAGGAATAGTTCTTGTTTAGGGAATGGACGCCATTCCTTTACAAGATTTTCAACTACCGCATCCTTCCCCTTTGGGATTAGGATGTCCATTATCCAGCAGTGTTATCAAATAACCTAACGGTAGGACTGGCCGTTGTACAACGAATAAACGCACCAGTTACAATAGCAGACGTAAAGGCAGTGAACGGTCCTGCTTCAGCAAGAGAAGATTCTAAAGCAGCCGTTGATTGGATGATAACTGATTGAGTAGGAACTGCGTAAACTTGATTCTGATTGAGAACAGTGGGAGGACCGATTGGAATTGCTACCATATGCTGAGTCTCGCCTGTGCGCGCTCAAATACCTCATATGGAAGCAGACGTTTTGAGTAGACAGCTACATCAGCCATGTAACCAGAGAAGAATAGAGAAGCACCTCCAAATGAACCAAGATACATCGTTCCACCAGCCGCAATTGATCCGGCTCTTGCAGTCAAATCTTCACTTGGAACCTCAGCGCCATTCACATAGAGTCGAATAGGCTCACCAGTATTCCAAGTGTAAGCTACATGATACCATGTGTTCGGAGAGAGAGCTGAATTTGCACGATTAAAGAACTGCAAGCCACCAAGTCTAAGAGACATGATTGGCTTTCCAGTATCAAAGCTCGCATAAGTTGCGCTGGCTGCATTACTCCAACACATCTCATGACCAGCAGCCCATGCTGGATTATTGACGATGCACTCAACACTAAGTGCAGTTGCACCCAGTAATGGGTCTGCAACTACACTAGCGGAGGAAGCCCCATCATATAGAGCTGAAAGTTGAGTCGAAACGATTCCAGGCTGGTTTAGGGTAATACCAGCCGGTTTCGTCATATGCTGTTGATTGATTGAATCGTAGAACGTAGAGCCAAACTGTTCGTTTTGTCTCCAATACGCTACGGTATTCAGCTTACCAACCAAGCCAGCAATATTCCGTTTGACCGGATTAATCTTTTTGATTACGACAGTAGTAGGAACTGCGCACTGAATAAATCCACCTACTACTAATGCACCAGGTTCAGCCGTAGCTCCAGTCAATGCACCAAATCCGCCACCAAATGTAGTGGCGTATGTTAATGCATTAAGGGCTAGCACCCTATACGCTCCCGGAGGAATCGCATAGGGTGTATTAGCCGCTATTGCCGTTACGACTGCGTTGACCAGTCCTACAGTTGGCATTTGATCTGCTGTAGAAGTCTAGCTGCCCTCTTAGCTTGCGACAACCGTAATGGTCCAAGCTCCACTAGAAATAGTAGCTGTAAATGTAACGGTGCCAGTGAGGGCGAACTGCAAGGGAGGGCTAGTAGGATCACTGTTCACCAGGTAGAAATTCAATACCTGTTTGACGATGTCAACGTAGAATGCCTGAATATTGCTAATTACCTTTGCGGTAACAGCAACACCAGCACCAGTCGTTGCGGTAACAGTAGCCGTTCCAATATTCGGCATTACCTAGTTCTCCTCTCTTCGAGCGAATCAGTATGAGCCACGCGCTGTCCTTCTAGAACTTTACGTTGGCTATCAAGCAGTAACTCGATATCTTGCTTGCGCATCATGTTACGTTCTTGATTCTCAATCAGCGCAATCAATTTAGAGTTAGAAGCAGTGTTTTCCTTAACTACATTCATTAACTGTTCAGCCGTTACCCGCCAGAGTTCGGTGTATTGCTTGACATCTTTGCGGTAGAACACGAACATGAATCCAGCCAATACGCCGCCGACCCCTAGGGTTACCAGCCATTTGGTGAATTCTACATCCATGCCGGGTTCCATTATTACTTCAGACCGAAGTTCCCAGGCTTACTTGGGGTTACGACGAAATTGAAACCTAAAGGGTCGCTTTTTGCACTCTCTCCTGCAATGTTAGAAGCAGTAAGAGTAGCAGTATGGTTACCAGGAGTGAAAGCCGGAATAGGAGCCTCGCAAACGAAGGGACTAGCAGTGCCGGTGCAAGTGACTCCTGACAAAACAATACCAGTAACGGAGCCATCAGCATACACTCTATAAGTGTAAGCTTGGGCATCAGCAAGTGTAGGACTTGAGATTGTCCAAGTGAACTTGCTAGAGCCTGTAGCTGGAACTGGACTTTGTGCATCGAGATTTCCTGAAATCAGAAAGCTGATTGCAAGAACAGCAGCGAAAAACCTTTTCACTGTGAATCCTCCTTAAGGGTAAGTTCCTGGAAATGAGACTCTTGAATGATTTGAGGAGCATACACAATGATTTGAGAGGTCTTAGCTTTATTTGGATCTTCAGTATTAGCTACAACCTTATGCATTTCAGCCGCAATTCGAGCAAGCCGTTCAGGTTTTTCAATATCTTGAACACGGCCTTCGAGAGCATTCAAAGCCCGTCCCATAATACGAGCTGCTTTGCCACGAAGCTGGGAAACGGCTACTTCACCTTCTACATCCAAATTCAAATCTTCCGTTTTCGGTGGAAGACAGGGAATGGTTGCGGCTGGATTAGGAGTGGTAATAGATTTCAGCCGGTTGAGAAGGTTCAGAGGTGATTCCAAACGCTCTTGGATTTCCTCATCGCTTAGTAGCATGATACAACTCCAGGTATAGACCTATATAAGGAATCTATACCAAAATCGCAGGACTGGGGGATGGTCAAATTGTCTCATACTCCGGCTCGAATGTCAAGTCTAAAACCTGCGAATTCCCTAGAGAAAGCGTGAGTTTCGGATGAACGGTTCAGTATTTGAAATCCTCACGATTTGCCTTCCGGGATTTTTTATAAAATTTTAGTATTATATAGCTCTTTCCGCGGCGTCATGGCGTGGCTAGTGATATATTTTGATATTTGGACAATGACTATCTCGTTCCACCTCCGCAATTTTTGTGCCAAGATGGGACCACTATTAGTTGATGGTAGGGGGAGGGAGGCCACAACATATAGTATTGACAAATAATGCTTGTCACTGATAATAATTGTCACTGTCGCACCACAAGATATAGTATGCGAC